AATGATTAGCACGATCCGCCGCCTGTTCGCCCGCCGCCGCCCGGCCGCCCGCGCCTTCGACGCCGCGCGCATGTCGCGCCTCATGGCGGACTGGGTGAGCTCGTCGCTTGCCATCGACGCGGACATCCGGTCGGGGCTAACGGTCCTGCGCGCCCGATCCCGCGATCTTTGCGACAACAACTCGTATGGCCGCCGCTTCCTGAAGCTGCTCGCCGCGAACGTGGTCGGCCCGCAGGGGATCCGGCTGCAGTCCAAGATCAGGAAGGCGAACGGCAAGGAGTTCGACGACGACGCCAACCGCAAGGTAGAGTCCGCCTGGGCGGCCTGGTGCCGGCACAACTGCTGCACGGTCACCGGCAAACTATCGTTCACCGATGTCGCCACGCTCGCCATCAAGGGCCTCGCCAGGGACGGAGAGCTCCTGACCAGGCTCGTATCGGGATTCCCCAAGAACGGCTTCGCCTTCGCGCTGCAGCTGCTCGACCCGGAATACCTCGACCACGACTACAACGACATCGCCAACGGCATCGTGATGGGGGTCGAGCTCGACTCCTGGAGGGCGCCGGTCGCCTACCACCTGCTCGCCAACCACCCCGGCCGCACGGAATATCCGCTGCAGCCGGCGCAGAAGCGCCAGCGCATCCCGGCCGGAGAGATCCTGCACGTCTTCGAGACCGAGCGCGCCGAGCAGACCAGGGGCTACCCGTGGACGGTCGCCGCCCTGCGCGACCTGCACCAGCTCGGGCACTACAAGCACAGCGAGGTCGTCGCCGCGCGCGTGTCCGCATCGAAGATGGGCTTTTTCACCAAGACCGGAGACTCCGGCTACCCATACGACGCAAAGGACGCATCCGGCAACCTGATCGAGGAGGTTGCGCCCGGGAAGTTCCAGGAGCTGCCGCAGGGATACGAGTTCAAGCCGTTCGACCCGACGCACCCCAACACGGCCTTCGGGGATTTCATCAAGCACGCGCTGAAAGGCATCGCCTCGGGGCTAAACATATCCTACATCTCGCTTGCCAACGACTTGACCGAGACCAGCTACTCGTCCGGACGGCAGGGTCTGCTCGAGGAGCGCGGGTTCTACATGATCCTGCAGGGATTTTTGATCGAGCACCTGGTGCAGCCGGTCTTCGACGCCTGGCTGCCGCACGCCATCGCTTCCGGAAAGCTCGCGCTGCCCATGCGCGAGATCGAGCGCTGGAACGCGCCGGTCTGGCAGGCGCGGCGCTGGAGCTGGATCGACCCCGAGAAGGACATCTCGGCAGCCGAGCGCGGAGTGCGCCTGGGGGTTAACAGCCGGACGCGCATCTCCGGCGAGCAGGGCGTCGACCTCGAGGAGGTCTACGACGAGCTGCAGGCCGAGACCGAGTCGGCCAGCCGCAAAAAAATAGACGTTTCCGGCTCCATCGGGAAAGGACAGCAAAATGACGGAAAAAACCAAGACCAAGCAGATTGAGCCGACCCAGTACCGGCAGTTTGCGATCGACCGCGCCAAGGTCGATGACGCCGCCCGCACGGTCGAGCTCTCCTTTTCATCCGACGAGCCCTACGACCGCTGGTGGGGCACGGAGATATTGGACCACGATCCCAAGAGCGTGCGCCTCGGACGCCTCGAGAAGGCGGGCGCGCTGCTCATGGACCACAACAGCCGCGACCAGGTCGGCGTCCTCGAAAAGGTCTTTATCGGCAGCGACCGCAAGGGGCGGGCGCTGGCGCGTTTCGGCAAGAGCGCGCGGGCCGAGGAGATCTACCAGGATGTCCTCGACGGGATCCGCAAGAGTGTTTCGGTGGGCTACATCGTGCACAAGGCGGTCATGGTCGAGGAGAACGAGGGCAAGGAGACCTACCGCATCACGGACTGGGAGCCGATCGAGGTGAGCCTCGTCTCGGTTCCGGCCGATGTCACGGTCGGTGTCGGCCGGGCCGTCGAACCGCAAAAACGCAACCACAACCTACTCATTCAATACGAAACGAAGGAGGGCGTCATGCCTGAACCCATTATCATCACCGAACCCGCAGCCCCGGCCCTCGAGGCCGCCCGCGTCAACGAGATCACCGAAAAGGCCAAAAAGGCCGAGCAGACCCGGATCCGCGAGATCACGGCCTACGGCGACAAGTTCAACCTGCGCGACATGGCCCAGGAGGCCGTCAACCGCGGCAGCTCAATCGATGAGTTCCGCATGCAGGTGCTGGAGCGCCTGGGACAGGTCAAGCCGGTAAAGACCACGCCCGAGATCGGCCTGACCGATGCAGAGGCGCGGCAGTATTCGTTCGTCCGCGCCATCGCCGCCCAGGCCGACCGCAACCCGGAGATCGCCGCCTTCGAGCGCGAGTGCAGCGCCGCCGTCGCCAAGAAGCTCGGCAAGGCCGCGCGCGGGATCTTCGTCCCCATGGACGTCATGCGCCGCGACCTGAACGTCACGACCGACGCCCAGGGCGGCCACCTGGTCGCAACCAACCTGCTCTCCGCGGACTTCATCACGCTGCTGCGCAACAAAATGGTCATCGCCCAGCTCGGCACGCGGATCCTCTCCGGCCTGGTGGGCGACATCGCCATCCCGGGCGCCCTCGCCGGATCAACCGCCTACTGGGTGGGAGAGTCGACCAACATCACGACCGAGTCCACCCAGACCTTCAAGCAGGTCGCGCTCGCCCCCAAAACGCTCGGGGCCTACAGCGACATCAGCCGCAAGCTGCTCCTGCAGTCCTCGATCGACGTCGAGATGTACGTCCGGAACGAGCTCGCCACCACGGTCGCGCTCGAGATCGACCGGGCGGCCATCAACGGCAGCGGGTCGGCGCCCGAACCGCGCGGGATCCTGAATGTCGTCGGTATCGGAGCTGTCACCGGCGGAACCAACGGCAAAGCGCCGACCTGGGCCAACGTGGTCGGCCTCGAGTCCGAGGTGGCGATAGACAACGCGGACGTCGGCAGCCTCGCCTACCTCACCAACGCCAAGGTGCGCGGCAAGCTCAAGACCGTCTTCACCAACGGCACCTACGGCGAGATCCCGGTCTGGCAGAACGGGCCGAACGGCGAAGGCATGCTGAACGGCTACCGCGCCGCGGTCAGCAACCAAGTTCCGAGCACGCTCACCAAGGGATCGGCCAGCACCTGCAGCGCGATCATCTTCGGCAATTTCGCCGACCTCGTGATCGGCCAATGGGGCGCGCTCGACATCCTGGTCGACCCGATCACCGGCGGCCTGGCCGGCACGGTGCGCGTCATCGCCCTCGAGGACGTGGACATCGCCGTCAAGAACGCGGTCTCCTTCGCGTCCATGCAGGATGCGCTGACCGTCTAACCGAAACGATAGAGCGCAGCAAGCTCAAATCGATAGGGCCGGGGCGCAGTCAAGGCCCCGGCCCGCACCCACAAGGAGAGCCACCCATGAAAGATTTCAACCTGACCGACGACATCCTGGTCTCGACCATCCTGCCGCAGCTCTGCACGGGCAACACCCCGACGGACATCGAGGCCACCGGGGTCGATGGCCGCGGCTACCGCGAGGTGGCCCACGTGGTCCATGTCGGAAACTCCGGCGACACCCTTTCCGGCAGCGTCAAGCTCGAATTGGATCTGGAGCATTCCGACGACGACAGCACCTATGCAGCGGTTCCGGCCGCGCAGGTGTCGGGCGCCGTTACCGGGGCGGCCACGGGCTGCTTCGGACTGATCGACGCCCCGGCCGAGGACTCGACAATTTTCAGCTGTGTCTACCGCGGGACCAAGCGCTACACCCGCGTCAAGGTCGATTTCACCGGCAACCACGCGGTCGGCATCCCGCTCAGCGGCTTCGCCGTGAAGCGCGGCCCGCAGTACATGCCGGTCAGCGGCAACTAGGAGTTACGCCATGCGCATCCGCATCACGCGCGACACCGTGGCCATCAACCGCGTCGTGACGGCCGGCGAGGTCCTGGACGAGTCCTGCGGGCTCGACCCGCGGGACGCCGCCACGCTGATCCGGCTCGGCAAGGCCGTGGAGATCCAGACGGCGCCCCCCGCAGAGGCCGTCGATCCGGGATCCGGCCAGGCCGGGGACTCACCCCGGCCTACCGCGCTTACAACCGAGAACGCCGGCGAGCTGGTCAGGGGCAAGAAAAAGAAAAAAGCGCCGACCGGTCTGTCCGAAATCGTCGGCCGGACGCACTGATGGACAACTACGACTTCCTCAACACGTTTATCACCGCCATCGCGCAGAACGCGGCCATCGAGTCGTGGGCGCAGGCCCAGTTCGGCGCGTCGCTTTCCGTGTTTGCGGACGTCACGAGCTCCGAGCTGCCGGGGTCCGGCGAGATGCCATACGCGCTCGTCCACACCCCTGCGGTCGAAAAGCACCAGGACCGCCGCGAGCAGCGCTACGGCATCTCGGTCGACATCGCCGTCAACAAGGATGCGCTCGCCACCCGGGCCGAGACGAACGTCGAGCAGCCGGCGGGCATCGAGCTGATCCTCGACCTTGCGACGCTCGTCGTTTCGGCGGTCAAGGCCGCGATTCCGGCCAACACCACCATGGGCTATTCGCTTTCGGCAGACACCCTCGGTGCGCTGCCGGACGTGTTCGGATACATCGATTTCGATTTCACGACACTTGTCACCATCGCGGGCGACCCGCTCGCCTGACCATAGGAGGCTTGAGCCATGGCTCACCAGAAAGGCTCCACCACCGTATTCAAGATGGGCTATGAGCTCGTCGCCTTCGGCACGGCCGCAGCGGCGGGCTACATCCTGCCGTTCAACTCATTCGACGTGCGCGGTGTCCGGTCGCTTAACCGGGCGGCCACGCTGCAGAGCAGCCGCAACCCGATCGAGCCCTTCGCCGGCAACACGTCGGTCTCGGGCAACATCGTCGTCCCGGTCGACACCCTTGCCATGGCCTACTGGCTGATTGCCATCTTCGGGCTGCCGACCACGACCGGCGCGGGCTCTCCCTGGACGCACGAGTTCAAGATCCCGTCGAGCCAGCGCTCGTTGACCATCGAGACCGGGTTCACCGATCTGGCGACCGACGTGTTCCAGCGCTACACGGGCTGCAAGATCAACTCCTTCGGGATCACGGTCGGCGGCGACGGCGAGCTCGTCGCCACCATGGGGGTCATGGGCAAGACGCCGAGCTTCGAGGCGGCCACCTTCCACGCCGGCAGCTCTATCTCGCTTGCCCGCGTGAACAACTTCCAGGCCGGTCTGACCGAGGGCGGCAGCGCGATCTCAAACGCGACCGAGCTTTCCATCAACATCGGCCTGCCGCTCGACGCCTACTACACGATCGGCGGGGCCGGGTCAGTGGGAAGCCTGACCGAGCAGACCGTCGAGGTGTCCGGCAACATCAAGACGCTTTTCGAAAGTTCGGCCCTGCTCGCCAAGGCGCTCGCCGGCACCGAGTCGAGCCTGAAGCTCACGGTGACCGGCGCGGCCAGCTCGATCTTCGAGCTAGAGATCCAGGAGCTGCTCTACGAGCTCGCCGGCGTGCCGGTGCAGGGGCCGCAGGGGCTTTTGGTCGATCTCAACTTCCAGGGCTACTACAGCGGCGGCAGCGAGGCATCTGCCATCGTGGCGCGGCTGACGAACACCTTTGAGACGTATGCGGCGATTTAGTTTCAGGGCCGGAAGTGGCCGTGGCTTAAAAGAGAAAAAAAGGGGGCTTCATGCGTGAGGTTAAGCTCAACGGGCAGAAATTCGAGGTGCGCGGACTGCGGCTGTCTGAGGTGAGTGAGAAGAAGATGCGAAAGCTTGGATACGGCCGGTTCGCGTTCCGGCCGGACGTGAAGGACGGCGACGACCAGCAGGAGCGGCTGGCCGAGATCATGGACGCGGCGCTCGTGCCGGTGCTCGGCGTAGACGGCTATGCCGCGGTCGACCGTGCCGGAGGCGTCAAGGGCCTGCAGAAGGCGTGGCGGGCCATCATGGCCGAGACCTACGGCACCGAGGACGAGGAAAAAAACTTGTCGAGCGCTGGGAGTGGGAGTCAGGCTCCAAGCGCCGAGACTATTGCAACGCCTGCCGGGGAACCGCCGAACGCTGCGCCGGATGCGAGTACGGGGAACCGCCCGAGCTGATGCCGGAGAACGAGGAGTCCTGGGATCTGTGGCACACGGCCCAGGCCCAGTGGCGCGCTGGAGGCTTAGGGGTTATTGGCTTGGACTACGGATGTTTGATTCAGCTGGCGCAACTCATGAATATCGAGTGGACGCCAGGCCTGCTGCGCAAGATCCAGGCGCTTGAAGCCTATACGCTTAAACGGATGGGAAAGGTGGACGAAAAATGATCGAAATGAAGGCCACCGCCGCCGGCGCCGAGAACCTGCGCAGGATCATGCTGGTCGAGTCGGTCGCGAGCCGTCGCGCGCTCAAGAACGCGATCCGCACCGAGGCGTTCAGCCTGCGGCAGACGATTCAGCAGGCGATCCGCATGTCGGCACCGGCGCCAGGCCAGCACCTGCGCGACCTGTCCATGATCGCCCGGACCGTTAACCGCCGCCAGGGCCTGCGCCATCCGCGACCGCTCCTGCGCCTGGCAGGGGGCGTGACATACGACGTCGACGACAACGGCATGACCATGCGCGTCGGTTTCACCAAGCGCAGCCCGCGCTGGACGGTGATCGCCGCCGACCGGCAGCAGGCTGGATTCACGCGGCCGGTGACGGAAAAGATGCGCCGCTACATGGCCTGGCGCGGGTCGGAGCGCCGCGCCAAGCGCACCTGGAAAACACGCCGAACCGGCAACCCGCTCATGCTGCGCAAAACGACGACCCGCTTCGTCGTGCCGCCACGCCCGATCATCGAGCCGTTCTGGGACTGGCAGCGGACGCAGACGATCGGCCGCATCCGCAAGAACTTCCGCACGATCATGCGCGGCCGGATCGCCCCGGGCGGCGTTCTGGTCGACGCCCGCGAAATGGCAGGCTTTTAAATGGCAGACTCGAAGCTCGAAATCATCCTCGCCGCCAAGGACGCCAGCGAGGCGGCCTTCCGCCAGGTGAACGCGCGGGTCAGGGAGCTATCGACGAGCGTGTTCTCGCTCAAGGGCGCCCTTGCCGGGATCGGCGTCGGAATCGGATTCGCGTCGATCGCCAAGTCGGTGCTCGATACGGCCAGCAGCTTCGAAAAGCTGACGCTCAGGCTTGACACGGTCACGAAGGGTCGCGGCCGCGAGACGCTCGCGCTGATCGATGCCACTGTCAAAGATCTGCCGGTCGACGTCTCCAAGGCGACCGACGCCTGGGTGATGATGGGCGCGATGGGCCTCACCCCCACCGCCGAGAAGCTGCGCACGCTGGTCGACGTGTCCTCGGTGCTGGGCGAGGAGGCCATGCCGCGCGTCGCGCGGGCGCTCGGCCAGATGGCCTCGCTCGGCAAGCTTTCGGCCGAGGAGCTGAACCAGCTCTCCGAAGTCGGCATCAACGCCCGCAAGTACCTGGCCGAAGGATTCGGCATGACGGTCGATGAGCTGCAGAAGTCGAGCGTCGGCATCCAGTCTATCATCGACACGATCTGGCGCGGGCTAGACGCGGACTACGCCGGAGGCGCCAAAAAGGCGATGAACTCCTGGGACGGCCTCATGGTGCAGTTCCGCAAGAGCATCCAGGACCTGGAGCGCCAAATCGCCGACGCCGGCATATTCGACGCCCTAAAGGATGGCATGGGGACGGTCAACCGCTCGCTCGGTGAGTGGATCAAGAACAACGAAACATTCCTGAAGCAGGACCTTCCGCGCCACATCAAGGAGGCGACCGCCGCCCTGCGCGAGTTCCTGGACCTGGCGCGCATGCCGTCCATGACCGGCATGGTGTTCGAGGGCCAGCAGCTGATCAACAAGGGCCTGATCGACTCGCAGAAGTTCTACTACGCGTCCCACCTGGAGCGCTTCCGCATGATCGAGGAGGCCCGCAAGCTCGACACCGGCCCGGTCATACGCGGCAAGCTCCCGCCGGTGCCGGTGCCCGCTGCGATCCCGGCCGGCTACCGCGCCGGGCTCGGCGTAACGGAACCCGACCAAGGCGCCGCGAAGCGCGCCAAGGAGGCCGCGGAAGAAGCCGCCAAGGCTTCCAAGAAGGCCATGCAGGAATACCTCTCGTCATCCACCGGGCAGATCTCCTACGGCGCGTGGGAGGACGACTACAACAGCCTCGAAGCCCTGCGCGAGTCGCTCGCCAAGTACCGCACCGAAATCAAGCAGTTCGACATGGATAAGTACAAACAGGCCGTCGAGGACGATGTTCGCCGCGCGGAGAAGGAGATTCCATTCCTGCAGAAAAATGGGATAGATTCTGAGATCAACGATGTCGTCGAGTCGGCCAATACCGGGTTCGACGCCATGGTTGAGCTATCCCAACACACCGCCGAGCGCATGCAGGACAATTTCTCGGACTTCTTTTTCGACGCTTTCCGTGGCGAGCTGAAGTCGTTCGAGGACTACGCCAACGCCGTCATGACCAGCATCCAGCGCGCCATGGCGGACATGGCCGGGCAGATGGCGACGCAGGCGATCTTCGGAGCGAAATCGGTCGGCGGCACCCAGGGCGGCGGCGGGCTGGTAGGGTGGCTCGCCGGGCTTATCGGCGAGACGGCGGCCGCGAGCGCAAAGGGCAACGTGTTCGGCCGGCTCGGCATCGAGCGCTTCGCCAGCGGCGGCGTTATCAACCGACCGGTCGTGTTCCCGTTCCGCAACGGCATTGGCCTGGCCGGCGAGGCTGGTCCGGAGGGCATCCTCCCGCTCAAACGCATGCCGTCTGGAAGATTGGGGGTCGAGTCGTCAGGCGGCGCCCCGACCTACATAACCGTCAACGTCGCAGCGCCCCAGGGGCGGCTGGAGCGGCAGAGCCTGTCGCAGATGCAGACCGCGCTATACACCACGCTGCAGCGCGCCGGTCGGAGGAACGCATGACGACCTTCATCGAATCGCCGCGATTTCCGGACGACATCAGTTATGGCTCCCGCGGCGGCCCGTCCTGGGCCACCACCGTCGTCGAGACCGACTCCGGCGTTGAGAAGCGCAACCAGCGCTGGAGCTACCCGCGGCACCAGTACGATGTCGCCTATGGAGTCAACACCGTCGCGCGGCTTGAAAACCTGATCAGCTTTTTCCAGGTCGTCGCCGGCCGGGCGATAGGGTTCCGCTATAAAGACTGGATGGACTTCAAAAGCTGCTCCAGGTCCGCCACGCCCGCCGCAACCGACGTGCAGATCGGAACCGGTACCGGCGCGCTTGCCACCTTCCAGATCGTCAAAGCGTATGTCCAGGGCGGATACAGCCGCAGCCGCAACATACTGAAACCGGTATCCGGCACCCTGCTCGTGGCCGTGGCCGGCAGCGCCAAGACCGAGACCACGCACTATACCGTCAATTACGCCACGGGCGTCATCACCTTCACCGGCAGCAACATCCCGACCGCCGGGCAGGCCGTAACCTGCGGCTACGAGTTCGACGTGCCGGTGCGCTTCGACACGGACGAGCTAAGCGTCAACTTTGAGAACTATGGCGCCGCCGCCGCATCGGTTCCGCTGATCGAGCTGAAATGGGGTGACAGCTGATGGCGCGAACCGTATCGGCCGCGCTGCAGGCGCACATCGAGCTCGAGGTCACAACACTCGCCATGTGCTGGAAGATCCTGCGCCGGGATGGGGTGGCAAAGAAATTTACCGACCACGATGCTCTGATCGTTTATGGCAGTGAAACCTACACGCCGGTCGAAAGCGGCAGCCTGTCCAGCCACCGCCAGTCCGCCAACCTGTCCCCACAGAGCATCGACCTCGAAATGATCTTCGCGTCCGCCACCGGGACGGACGACGAGCTGCGCGCGGGGCTTTATGACCACGCGCAGTGGTGGACGTTTTTGATCAACTGGGCGGACCCCACCATGGGCATCGTCAAGCTCGCCTGCGGGCGGCTGGGCGAGGTCCAGATCCGCGACAACCAGGCCGTGATAGAAATGCGCAGCCTGGCGCAGCTTCTCTCCGCGCAGATCGGGCGCATCTACACGCCGGAATGCGACGCCACGCTTGGGGATGCGCGCTGCGGGGTCAACCTCGCGTCATTCACGCACTCCGGATCAGTCAATGTGGTGACCAGCAACAAGGTCTTTACCATCTTGGGTGCAGGAAGCGGGACGGAAGGTTATTACAACTACGGTAAAATCGTATTCGCATCCGGGGCCAACAGCGGCATCGCCATGCAGGTCGAGAGCTACGTCGCGGCGAGCTACACCATCACCCTGATCGAGCCCATGCCGTTCACCGTAGCAGCGGGCGACACGTTCACCGCCTATGCCGGCTGCGACCGGCGCTTCGCGACCTGCAAGGACCGGTTCAGCAACCAGGTCAATTTCAGGGGCTTCCCGCACATCCCCGGCATGGACAAGGCCCTGACGGTGCCGGCTAACCAGCAGTGGACGGAGGACTGACCCGTGGCCTTTGGGCAATATACGGGCATCATCGGGACCGTCGTTGGCGGTGTGATCGGTGCGATCCTGGCCCCGTATACGGGTGGTTCTTCCATCGCAGTCGGCATGGCCGTCGGCGGTGCCGTCGGCGGCATAGCCGGTCAGATATTCTGGCCCGAGCGCGGCGACATCAACGCCCCGCCGCCGCCTCAGCCGCGCGAGAGGGACGTGCAGATCTCGACCTACGGCGCGTCGGTCCCGATCGTCTACCGCCGGGCGCGCCTCGCCGGCAACATCATCGCCATGCAGGACGTGCAGAAGACGATCGAGCGCAGCCGCCACCGCCAGGAGGGCGTGCGCTACTACGAGATGGTCCAGACCTACACGGCGACCTTTGCGCTCGCGGTGTGCGAGGGTCCGGTCTCCGGCATCAGCCGCATCTGGATGAACGGTAAGATGTTCGCCGAGATGCGCGACCCGAGCAGCCCATACTATCCGAACGGGTCAACCGGGCTCGTGTTCGTCAACATGGCCACCACCCTCGCCCGCGCCGAGACATATTTCCAGACCTATTTGGGCTCGGAGGCGCAGACGGCCGACCCGACGCTCGAGGCCATCTACGGCGCCGGCAACGTCCCGGGCTACCGCGGGATCGCCATGATCGTTTTCAAGGACTTCCCGGTCGGCGAGTTTTCGGGGGTCCCGACCGTCGAGTGCGAGATCGGCCCGCAGATAGAGCCGGTCGATTTCACGGAGTGGTCGTCCGCCAACGCGACCGTGACGGCCGA